GAAGTACACTTCTTGTCAGAAAGAGCTGTATGTACTTTAGGTGCAAACAACTTCTTCTTATTCCAAGAGTAGTATTAATTACCAAGGGAGGTTTAACCGCCTCCCTTTTTTTTAAATCTAATTAAATCATATATAATGAAAAAAAATACATTAGTAGACAAGGTCTACAAACTTACAAGAGATTCAGCACCATTATCTTTTTTGCTACCTTCTGCTGGGTCAAAAAGACAACCCTTACTATATTTTGACGAAACAAAAGGAATCAACCGAGTGTTGAGATATTCCCCTAACCAAAGGTCTTGTTTTGAAGACGAACAAGATGGACAGGTGGTTAGAGAACCCATTGATTTTGTTGATGGTTTTTTAAGAGTTCCCAAAACTAATCCGGTTTTGCAGGAGTTTTTGTATTACCATCCTCTTAATGGTAAAAAGTTCGTTGAGGTAAACGAGGAGAAAGACGCTGCTTCTGAAATAGAACAGCTTAATATGGAAGCAGATGCTCTTATTGAAGCCAGAAAGCTTTCTGTAGACCAAGTAGAAACCATATCAAGAGTTTTGCTTGGAAGAAACACAGAGCAAATGAGTACAGCAGAGTTGCGTAGAGATATATTAATATTTGTTAAGCGTGACCCTCAGACTTTTTTAAAGATGATAAATGACCCTATGCTCAAATTACAATCTAACGTACAGTTATTTTTTGACAAAGGAATGCTTGCTTTTAGAAATAAAAGAAAGGAAGTTTGGTTTAATACATCTTCTAATAAAAAGAAAATGCTTACCGTTCCATTTGGAGAAGACCCTATGTATATAGTATCTTCTTATTTGCAGAGCGATGATGGTTTAGAGTCACTCAAAATGCTAGAAAGTTTACTAGAAGAGTAAGTCTAAACGCTTTAACTACAGAGAGGTCAAAAATAATTGACCTCTTTTTTTTTCCTTATCTTTGTAAAAAAGAAAGCAATGATAAACGCTGTTAGAAATACAGTTCTTGCTATACTAAACAAGAATAATTACGGTTATATATCTCCATCGGATTTTAATCTATTTGCAAAGCAAGCGCAACTAGATATTTTTGATGAATACTTTTTGGGGTATAACAATCAAATCAACAAAGAAAACGGTAGAGTGTCGGGTACTGGATATGCCGACATAACAAAAGGATATGAGGAGGTTATAGATACTTTTTCAGTAACTTCAAGTTTAGCAAACTCATCGGCAAATGTGTATTCAGTGCCAACTGCTGCAACTACTGGGTCTGATTATTATTTACTAAATAAGGTTTTAATATATAGCGAGGTAACTTCATCTGGTGTAACAACATCTACTGGTAGTGGTAATACAGCTTTAATAGACTCTACGGCCACTTTTCAGACTGATGGTGTAGCTGTAGGGGATACTGTATCTGTCGTGCTTAGCAACTCTGTAGTTACAAATTTAACAGTACAATCGGTAACAAGTGAAACTCAGCTTATAGTGAGCACTGCTGTATTGACTTCTTCAGGACTATATTACTCAGTTTATAAGGCTGCTAATTTAAAAAACGAAGCTGAGCAGGTAAACCATAGTAAAATTACTATGCTAAACAAATCAATGCTTACAGCTCCAAACATTACTTTTCCAGCATACACTCAGGAAGGGAGCTTGATAACATTATATCCAAATACAGTTTCACAGGTAGGGCGAGTGGTTTCTCAATATATAAGATATCCCAAAGACCCTAAATGGACATACGTTTCGTTATCTGGAGGAGAACCTGTATTTGACCAGTCTCAATCAGACTATCAAGATTTTGAGTTACCTGAAGATGATGGAAACAATTTAGTTGCTAGAATATTACAATACGCTGGACTGTCTATAAGGGAAATACCTACAGTGCAGTTTGGACAGGCGCTAGAACAACAAGAAAACCAAGAACAATAAGATGGCATATTTATCACAATATCAATATTACGAGAATGCTGGAGCATCACCAACCAATAAAAATTGGGGGTCGTATCAATATGTAAGCTTGGAAGATATAGTAAATAATTTCCAGTTAATGTATTCTGGGAATCATTCTTTAATTAATAACGAAGAAAGATATAAAATATTGTTTCATGCAAAGCGTGGGATACAAGAACTTAACTATGATGCTTTTATGGAAATAAAAGCTTTAGAGCTTACAGTTTATGATAATCTCACTTTTGTTTTGCCTAATGATTATGTCAATTGGATTCGTATCTCACTGTATAAAGATGGCTGGCTAAGACCTTTAAATGAAAACATTCAAGTAAACTCAGCTCAGTCTTATTTACAGGGCTCTGGAGGAACACTTACATTTAATCCTGACGGAACTGTTGTAACTGCTGATTCTCAGTTAGATACAGAGAGAAAAAATGGGCAGCAAAAAAGTATTTATTTAAACCAAGAGAACGCTGAAGAACAAATACCAGCGGACACACAAGCGAATTGGTATGCTAATTATACTATAGGCGCTAGATATGGTTTAAACACGGAAACGGCAAATATTAATCCTACATTTAGAATAGATAAAAAAGCAGGGGTTATAAATTTTGATTCTACTATGCTTAATGAGAGCTGTGTATTGGAGTATATATCTGACGGAATGGAAGGAGGAGATGATTCGCAAGTTTCAGTTAATAAGCTTTTTGAAGATTATATATACGCTTATATTGAATATGCTATTTTAGGTAGTAAATTTAATGTTCAAGAATACGTTATAAATAGAGCTAGAAAAAGAAAAACAGCTCTACTTAGAAATGCAAAAATTAGATTAAGCAATATTCATCCCGGTAGATTACTTATGAATCTAAGAGGAGAGAATAAGTGGATTAAGTAAAATGGCAAATATTCAAAGAAATTTTATAACTGGCCGTATGAATAAAAGCCTTGATGAAAGGCTTGTACCAAACGGAGAATATGTAGATGCCTTGAACGTAAGGTTAGGTTCTACAGAAGACTCTGAAATTGGCTCAGTTGAAAATTCTAAGGGTAATACTAAAATTACTTCTATAAATTTCAATGGCATACCTTTAAGCGTAAATGCTAGATGTATAGGTGCTTTTGAAGATGGCGCTAATGATACTATTTATTGGTTTGTCCATGATTCAACTTTTGTTGATGGAGACACTGGAAAATTAGATTTGATTCTTTCTTTTAATGTTAAGACAAATACTACGACATATCATGTTATAAGTATCGATAATGGTCTTGGAGTAAATACAACATTAAACTTCAACCCTTCTTATCTAATAAATTCTGTTGACAGAGTGGGGGATTTGTTATTTTTTACAGACAATTATAATCCTCCAAGGTTTATCAATATAAATAGAAACTATCCCGACCCTATTAGCATTTCACCAGCGCCACCCACTCCAACGCCACCCACTCCAACGCCAGTCATTACAGATGGATGGATATTTACATCAGGACAAACAAATATAGGAGGTACTGATTTTTTTGGATTACATATTGGAACTTTACTTGGATGTCCAACAAGCATACCCTCTATTGGAGTTGGCGTTTCACCAACATCAACACAAATAGCTTTGCCAGGAGTGGATTGTTATCAAGCGTCATTTAGCAGTGTAACCAAGGGATTTGGTATTCAGGGGGTTGGAAATGTTAGCAGTCTAGCTTTGACACAATTTGCGCTAGACACAAGCGGAAATTCAGGCGCTGGCAGAGTATCTATTGGACTTGTAAATGTATCTGGTGTTGGAAATCCAGGTACTGGTACTTTAAGTGGAACTATAACTGGTAGTGATGGCAGTAGCGGAACATGGTCTGTTAATTATTCAGATGCTGGAATACCCTCGTATACCGATGGCAATGGAGATAGTTTACAGCCAGAATCTACAGGAGAGATTATTATAAATGGACTAACATTAACTAATAATGTTACATATACAATTAATACTTAAAGATGGCATCATACTTAGACCAATTTTCTGAAGAATCTTTACTGGTTATAAAAAAACCACCAGTGAGTGCTCCCACTATTCAGCCAATAACTATAGCTGGAGATGAGGACTTTTTAGAGGAGCGTTTTATAAGTTTTGCCTATAGATACAGATATCAAGACGGAGAGTATTCTGCTACATCTCAATTTAGTGAGCCTTCATTTATTCCTAATTCTTTTGATTTTAGTTTGAATAGTTATTTGAATGAGGGAATGACTAACTCAACAAACGCTTGTATAATTACTTTTAATTCTGGAGGACCATTAGTTGTTGGTATTGATTTGTTATTTAAAGAGTCAAATAACTCTATAATTAAAGTAATTGAAAAATTAGATAAAGCTAACTTAGGGTATTCAGATAATCAAGATTACACTTACACTTTTAGTAATAGCAAAATATTTACAGTTTTACCAGAGTCTGAGATATTAAGACTTTATGACAATGTTCCTTTATTGGCTCAAGGTCAGACAGTTATGGGTAATAGACTGATATATGGAAACTATGTGGAAGGCTATGATTTAATAGACTTGAACAAGGCTCCTGTAAAGTTTGAGTATTCAGCCAATTTAGTTGCTGAAGAAATAGGTAATACAACCTTAAATAACTCTACAGTATCCGCAAATTATACCATACCTGATACGCAAACAACTTCCGTTACAGTACCTAATTCATTAGTTTATGTTGATTTAAGTGGTGCTGAGTTAATTGCTGGAGCATCAATAACTATAGATTTAAAAATAGAGCACAACCAATTTGCTCGCCCTTTTGGGGGTCAGACTCCTTTGCCTACAGAAACAACTACAAATGTAAATTTATCATTTACTTATGTACTTCCTACCTCATACGGTTCTGTTTATGAGTTAGCTACGAGCGCTGATTTTTTGCAGAGAATAGGAACTGCTGGAAACATAGAAACTGTCGCAAACTCTTGTAATGGAACAACTTTTACAGACCAGTTTAATTGTGAGTTACCTGAAAATTTAGATTCTTTAACGAAATATCAAAGTGGTATAACATCAGGCAATCAACCGTTGTCGGTAATAGCTGTCCCTGGAAGCTCTCAAATAGGCATACAAGTTTTAGCTATGGCCTATACTCCAAATATAGGCGCTCCAATTTTTATTGATAATGTTTATGAATATTATTCTATAAATTTTGTTGAGGCTACATATCAAAAAATTGCTAATCCAACAAGTCTTCATAGTAACAGGGGTTATGAAATTGGTATTGTTTACATGGATGAATTTAATCGTTCATCTACAGCGCTTGTAAGCCCAGATAACACAGTTCAGATACCCTGTGCTAACTCAGCGTCAAAAAACTCAATACAGGTAACTATACCAACTACGCAGGTAGCTCCATCATGGGCAACAAGATATAAGTTTGTTATAAAACCAGATGAGGATACTTACGATACAATATATAGTAATGTTTATTTTGAAGACCCATCAAGTAATGCTGCATATTTTTTATTAGAAGGAGAAAGCGCAGCTAAAGTTGAAGATGGAGATAGACTTATAGTTAAGTCAGATATTAATGGGCCAACACAAAATTGTGTATATACTACAGTATTAGAAAAAGAAGTTCAAGAGGAAGGGTTTTTGACTATACCTACTGGTCAAACTGACCCAGTTACTGGAGACCCTATTAATGTATATGTTCCTGGTGGGCCATACATGAAATTAAATCCAAGCAACTTTTCCATAGTAACTGATACGAGTGTAGGAGGTCCTTTTGTAATACCAGGTCCTCGTGAAGATACAGCAGATAGAAGAGGAGAAAACCCATTAGTAAATTACCCTGTAAACATTATAAACCCAGCGGGTAGTGGAGCTACGTCTTATCAGGACTACACCATACCAGCGGGCGCTAGAATTAAAATAGATATATCTCAAACAAGAACAGGAAGAGGCAGTTGCCCTGCTCGTTCAAATGTATTTAAGGCTGAATTTGTCTCTACTGAAACTTATGCTAATTTTGAA